ATCGGCAAGACGCGCCTCTTGAACACCCTCGATGGTAGCAGGCACACTATCACTCATGCCATCCCCTGCGCCATTTATTGTGCGTGGTTCGTTAGCAGGCCCAGTGGCACCCCCCGCAGCAAGAGCCCCAAGCCCAGCCATACCCCCTGAAGCTGCACGGAATGGTATACGTCCAAGTGTTTCGGCAAACAAATCTGCCCCACGCCGCCTTTTACGCTCTTCTTCCGCTTCCTGCGCTGCCATAGCCTGCGCGTACTTGTCACCTTCAGACACCATACCGGCTGAACTAATCGCTAATGGCAACGCATACATGGTGCTTATAGGTTGATCTACCACTGATTGAACTTTTTCTAGCCCAGCAACTGCTTTGTCTTTGATGGTGTCTAGCGCAGAAGGTTGAGTAGTGGGTAAAGACGTAGATGGAGGAGGGGAAGAAAAATCCATAGACCCAATATCGGTTGGAGGCGTGTAAGGTTGTAAGTCAACCCCAGCAGAAATAGTAGGCACTCCAGGAGCTGGAAAATCCAATCCCGCTTGTAATGAACTGGCAGGGTTTAGTGCCCCTGCCGTCGCTGCCTCTGCACCTGTTGGTGCGGCTCCGCTTGTAAGCCCAAGGTTTTGTGCGGCACTACCAATGCCATAAGACATCAAACCTGACATCAGACCGCGTTTAAAGTCAAAGCCTTTCTGCCCACCAAGCCCACCGGCAACACCAGAAATTAGTGCTTTAGTAGCAAGACCTAATCCAGGAATAAATGGCACGATAAACGGCGCTACTTTACCTACAGTCTTTAATACTTTCCTCCAACTGAAGTACTCAGGCAGGCCAGTCTGTGGGTTTATAGTACCCGCACCACCTGCGGCTTGTAGCATTTGAGCTTCTTCGGGGCTAATGTGAGCTAGCATCGTGTCGCCAAATCGACCTTTCTGTGCCATCTCTTGAGCATAGCCTTTCATGGCAATACTGCCCAGCCCTCGACCAACGTCACCGCCTTCGGCGTAGTAATAATTAAGCGGACGAATGTCACCCGTTGCCGCACCACCAACACGAATATCAGGAAGGTACTCTAAATATTCCCTACCAGTACGACCCTGCCGGATTAGCAAATCTTCGTAATCTCTAGGTGTCATACGAGATGAAACTAATGCTTCTAACCCACGAAGTTCAGGATTAAAGAGCACATCTCGTGGGGTACGCAGGTCTACATCTTTTACCGTGGCAGGCTTAAGACCGAAATCCTCAAACGAAAACTTTTGCTCCCCAGCCATCTTTGCTTTACCACCTTCGGCAAGAGCTATCGGACCCCCACCATACATAGGAACCATCTCTCCAACATCTTCTTTTGATGGTATACCCCCGCCACCCGGAGGTTCGTCTGGAGCGCCCGCTTCTCTAATAGGCGCAGGTTCTTGGGGAGGTCCGACTATTGATTTTAAGATTGTGCTAATTATGGAGTCGTTGTCGCTAGCACCACTATTCACATCACTTACACCACCAACGCCGCCAACGCCGCCACCAACACCTATACCACCTGCACCACCACTAAACGAAGATCCTTCACCACCCAGAACAGCATTACCTGCTCCACCAACAGTATTACCTGCTCCACCAACCGTAGCACCTGCGCCCCCAGTATTTGTTCCTAAAGAAATAGGTGCTCCGCCATAAGTTAGCGAAGGAGGGGGTAAAGCTTCAATTTTTTCAACTTTGGTTTGCTTTGCAGCATCCAAAGCAGCTTGTCTATCCGCAGCTAATTGTTTTTGAGCAAAGAACTGTGTAGGTGTCAAACCGATAGCAGCCTGTATGTCTGTCTCAGGGATGTTGTATCGAGACATTTGATAAGCGGCATCTTGCGGAGTAACTTTAGGATCTGCAAAGAAATCACGTATGTTTTGAAAGTATTGAGTTTCCCCAATACCACCAGGGCGAGTTGCATAAGAAAGCCCTGCGGAAGGCTGTTCAGTCAGCACCCCCATACCCCCAGGCCCAATCGAACGAGTCATCGTCCGCAAATTAGGCTGACCAACATACTGAGAAACAAGCGAACCTAATCCACGCGACGGTGCTAGTTCAGTAGGAGCTTTATATAGTGCGCTAAACCCAGTTGGTGTAGCGCCTTGCGGAGCACCTTTAGGTAAACCCAAAAGCTGAAATGCTTCGTCCGTAGCGTTTGCTGGGTCGTTATACCTAATGATAGATTTAATTTGATCTGGCGTGTACATCCTCAGCAGATCTTGGACATAACCCTTCTTGGTATCTAAGCTCGCACCACTGTTCCACTGCAACCCACCGATGTTGTAGATTTTACTTGAGGTTGGTATGTCTGCGGCTGCTGTAGTTGTTGTAGTAGTTGTAGGCGAAGTAGCTTCCAGCCCAAGTAACTTAAAGTTAGCTTCAGTTAAGGCAGACTTGTCTGGTTCTAACCTGCTGATTTCGTTTCGGATTTGGGTTACAGTAAACCCAGCATCCTTCATCTTTTGGACGAGTGCTTGTTTTGATCCTAACGTTCCTTCAGTGTTCCAGGTGTAATCCGGGTTCCCAAACGGTAGTAGTGTAGTAAGTCCTTTGTTTGTGATGGTTGTAGTATTTGCACCCGTATTTGCACCGGTATTTGCACCGGTATTTGCACCGGTATTTGCACCGGTATTTGCACCGGTATTTGCACCGGTATTTGCACCAGTATTTGCACCAGTATTTGCACCAGAACTTAGCGCCGATGCAGCCGTGTCTAACTGCTGAATTTCAGCGAGAGGCGGGACTTCCCCAGTAATACCACCAATTAGATTAGCAATCTCAGCAGGCTGAAACCCTTGGTTTTCAAGTCCAGCAAATTCATCAGCAGTTATCTTGTTGTCGTTATTAATAGCGCGAGTCGTCGCAGCGTACCCACCAAGATAAGTCCAATCTTTATCGGGAATTGTTTCACCAAAAGCTTTTTCTAATGCAGTTTTAATTGCAGCATCAGACGCTCCTGCATCTTTCCAAGAATTATAGGCATCGGCTTTATCACGAACGCCCGCACCTGTATCCCAAGTGAGCGTCTGTCCGTTAAGAGTGATGGTTCTCGTAGCCATGATTTATCTCACGCAATAGTTACAGTTGGCGCATAGCCAGCTAGTGTAAGAGACTTTGTTGGGTTAATTACAAATCGGTTAGGAATAGCAGAAACCCATGATAGCGTTGCAATTACAGAGGGAATGGCTGGCCTGCTTGGACTAGACGAAGTAGGTAACGCTTGGATACTAACAGCGACATCGTCAGTTTTCCACATGATTTCTATGTAGTCTCTGGCGTTTAACTCTGTAAAAAAATTAAGCGCGGCAATTAAGTGCCCATCTACACCACCATGCCTGTTTGGCACGGAGTACCTAGAATTTGAATTCGCTATGTTTGTACCATTTTTTCTAAACCAAACATCTATGTCATGAATTTGCGAATCAGTATTAACAAATTGAATACTAAATTGAAGATTATATAAACCGCTTATATAAGGAGTAATTCTTGAACTACTCTCAACAAAAACTCCGTTTGAATAATCAGTTGTGTTGTACGTTACTGGATAAGCAGTTGTTGTATTCGCAGCAATTTGATCAGTGCTATCTTGAAACGCGCCGTAGGGTACAACCAGTCCAGATCCAAACCCCGAAAGTGTGCTTGCGGTTACACTGCCTCCACTAAATGATCCACCAATAAATTCATCAGCCGTATAAGACTCAGCTTGGTTTGGCGCAAAAGAATCAAGCCGGTTGAAGTACAGACGCAGCGCACGATTAAGCTCATTTTGCTGCCGTACGTCATATTGCGGAGGAGGCAGTGGGAGGGCCGGGGCTTTAAAGCCAACAAGCGCCATGCTTACCTCTTACCGTCCGGTCTTACATCAAGTCGAAGCGAACCTAACTGCCATTGCACCCCCTCACCTGTGGACTCAACTTTAAGCGCCATCTGTCTACCACGCGCACGAATAAACACCTGCTCTGTGTATTGGTCAATCGTTGCACTGCTAGAAATAACACTTTGAGTATCAGACGCAGTATTGGCGTAAGCACTTCCTGAGAACCTCTTAGGACGCATAGTCATCGTCACGGTAGGTGAGGTGGCTGTCGATTCGGTGAAGTTAAAGTCTGGTAACAAACGGCGGGTAAGCATGAACTGTTCACCGTCACCCAAGTCAAAATCAGAAGACTGGATGAAAGACGCCATAGGAGCGTTGTCGTCATTAACGCCTAACTCATGCTCGTACTCGTACCCTACGGCATCATTCTCTCCTGTGCTACAAGCAACCGGATTTCCTCGTAAAGCAGTATCAAGCCACGCCGTACGAACAATACTGCCGTAATACCATGCGTTTTCTAAGTGGTTGAAGATGACGTACCTGTCGTTCCAGTTGGAGGCTGAACTCGGATAGAACCACCAGATTTCGGTGAACCCTTCATTCGTCCCACAAACAATCTGATCCGCTTGATTAATGTTGATATCTTGGAAAACATATTGCCTCAGTGTGCAAGGTAGTGTCTGCACCTGACCGGAATAGACGTAAAACTTATCCTGCCCCATCCAGTAGGTAACATTATTAGCCGTGGTTACTGCACGCGGCCCGATGATCGAAATATTATCGGCAAGTTCTTGGAGACCGAACACATCAGTTGTACCAAGGTACTGCATCGAATACAAACTAGAGTTTGTCCAGACTAAGATCTCTTGACGTGTTGCAAACGCACGGACAATTTCAGACCCACGCGATACTCGTATAAACCCAGCAGAGGTTGTGCTTGAAGGTGTCCAGTTTTGCGGTTCGTCTTGGTTTGCCCAACGAATAAGCAAGGGATCGTAATCAGTCGAAGTGCCGCCATAAGGCTGACATCCAAAAGCTAAGAGATGCTTATCGTTCTGAGAGACAAGTATCTGCATAGCCGCATTTGGCACGTCACTAGCACCTGTGAGTGAGGAGAGTAATACCGCCCGTGTATTAAGTGCCGTAGACGGGTTAGTAAGTGAGCCTCGCTCCCAGTAGTAAATCTCACCCTTGCGAATATTCATCACAAGGTCATTGTCAAAGTTATCAAACCACCAATCACGTTGAAGCAGCGCAATCGGAGCAGACGTACCTAACCCCCAAGGACTCGTACTCCACGGACCTGTACCCCAACCATAACCAAACACAGTTGAGGAATATCCAGAAGCCACGCCATATTTGGCAGTGACCGTACCACCCCCAGGGGAACCAGAAGCATCCGTCGCGTTTGCGGTTACTAGTGTGACGGAGTTGAGGTTAGTAGGGGACCGTGCTTGGATCGTGTAGGAGTTAGCATCGACCTTTGTAATCTCATAATCTTGATTAAGCACATCAGCGGTGATGTTGCCACCTAGTCCTGTAGCCCCACTAAAAGTAACAAAATCTCCAGTCTCAGCACCATGTGCTGTATCCGCTACGGTAATTGTTGAAGAACCGTTAGTTGCCGTGAATGGATTTGTTAGTGTTGCTGTGTCCCGCAGTGGGGTGATGTTATAGAACTGTCCACCAGTCTCGATATAAACGTGATTGTTTGTACCAAGCGCCAGTAAGTTGTCACTGTATGAAGTGATCCAGTTAAATAGCTGTCGGCATACCCCAAAGAAAAAATAAGGTGTTACCTTCTCCCACCCACCTAGTTTTTGTGGATAGCCTGAGAAGAAACGAATCTTGTCGCACTCGTACCAACCACCTTCGCCAGAATAGCTGGTCTGGTCCCTATTGACCCCTGGACGAAAATTGAGTTTGAGGAATGGCATCTGTCACCTCATCAATGCAGCTTCTGCCGCCCTGCGGCGCGTAAGACCAGGGAGAACCCGACCCGCAGCTTTATTCCAGAGAAGGCATTGATCGGCTGCACCATCCCAATCCCCCGCATCTATCCGCTTTTTGAACGTGGAAACCCGATAGTTCCCTAAGCCGCAATTGTAAACCCATGAAGTGACAGCGGCAATGCGTCGGGGCAGTGCGGTTTGAATCTTGGGGGAGAACTTAAATAAACCCCTGAGAAAATATTCGACGTGGTGATCTAGCGCATCTTCGCATTGCTCAATCGTCCAGACCGTGCCGGGATTAATGTCAGGGCCGGTTGCACCCCAACCGATTGTCCAAGGATGCCCACGGGTTCCGGGGTCAGGATAAGCTGTCACTCGTCCGTCAGGCAAACGCTTTGCTAGCCCTTCAAAAGGCTTGATCAGTACATCTTTGCAAAGCTTCTTTGCCTCTTCATTCATGACTTGTTATATTTTTCTATGCTTCTTCCGACAAACCAGAACGTAAGCATCATGTTCAGCATGGCGAAGTCATCCTCGTCATAACTCTTGGTCAAGACCTCAGCCCAGTTAGCGTTGGTCTGAAAAGCAATCGTTAACCCCGCGACTTTAACAGCCACATATACGCCAAATGCAATCCAAGTAAGACCGGGGCGTGTAATAGCAGTAATGAAACTTGCAAGCCATCCCGCCTCTTTAGCAGTCTGAGCCTGTTCCTTAAATGCCTCTTTAATCGTGTCCATCTGCTGGATAGAGTAGTCAACATACTTCTCCTCCATCTTAAATTCACCGCGCATCTTCTCCAGATCGGTCTGGAGCTGGAACATGGATAGCTCGTGCTGTCGCTCGTTCTTCTTATCCAAAAACTTGAGGACTTCAGGGGCGAGCCGGAACAGGCCACCAAAGATGGAGCCAAGCAAACCACCACCGAGTAGTTCAAACATGGTTACCCCCTAGCCGTTACGATGTCGGCACCTTTCTTAACCGTCACCTTGCTGCCTTCAACATCCACTTGCATGGGTGGCTCGGCACGATCAAGCTTGTCCAAACGTGTGATGAGATCCTTGATAACTTCAAACTCTGGCTTCTCCTGCTTAGGCGCAGTGCCAGCAATTCCATTTAGCATTTGAATAAGTGCAGTAAGTGAAGCGCCAAGAAGACCCATGACGGCAGCAATTTTCTCGCCTTCTAAAAAGAGGGACGCACCGACACCCACGAGCACAATCAGGAAGATATAGAGCAGTCCGTCTTCACCAATAGCTTTACCAGCAACTTCTTTAGCAGAGTCTTGGGCCTTTAGCTCTTCAAGCCTGATTTTGGCTTGCGCTTTGAGAACCGCTAGTTCGTGGGTTTTATCATCCATTTGATATGTTCGCCGTTGAAGTTTCCCGATCTATGGTTAACACGCCGTGGCAGCAAATGTTGTAGTCAACCCCGTTTGCATCCTTTTCACTTTGCACCGGCACCGTGATGTTCAGGTTCTTAAACAGGTATTCCTTGTCATTTTCAAACACTCGCCACACATGGTCAACTGTCCCACGCCCCGGTTGCCCTCGCGTCTTATTGAACCGTATGCTGTACTTGTTCATATCACTTCAGCAGGGGGAGGTGGGGGTGATGCTACTTGAACTGTTAGGTTGAAATGAACAAACTTAATAGGTTTATCTGCGGTATGGCGGGTAAACGAGTGAGGCAACCAAGCGTTGGAGAAAACCATAAGCCCAGGCTTAGGCTCATAATTAATCATCTGGCTAGCTACGGTAGCTTGACTCACATTTTGTTCTGACAGATTAAGCGGAATTTTCCCTGGACGAGGGTCGTGAAACACTACACGCGAAGAACCTTCGGGGGCTTCAAGAAAGTAAAACCCAACAATCTGCGACCCAAACCCATGAACATGTTGCTCCATACCCGACATCTTATGGTGCTCTTGAGTCCACATTTCCATGAAAGAGGTTTGTAACCCCAGCATATTGTAGCCCTGGTCTTTAAGAATGCTCCACGCAGTATCCGCCACAAACTGACTAAAAGAGGCAACCCTTGGGTCAGTAAAGAAGTTGCCACTCATCAACACAGGGTAGATGTCATCTACTTGCTGGGTTTTACGGCTTTCATTTAAAGCTTCTTCCGACACTTCGCTGACTGATGACAAAAAATCAGGGCGCTCAACGGTATAAATAGGGCATGGGAAATACCAACCTACGTTCAGTGTCATCTTAAAAACCCACCTTTTAGGCTTTCAAACACGTTAGCCCTTAACTGATTTTTATCGTATGCGTAAGCGGTGTGTGGTCCGTTTTTGTCAACGTAATGAGTAAACACTTGCCCCATCACGTAAGTTGCTGGGCCTTCACATGGTTCACGCCAATGCTCAAGATCGCACCCACGGTAAATAACAGCATCACCATCTTCAAGTTCGTAAGGTGTATCAACCATCCAAATGGGCCAGTTGTACCCACCAGAATCAGAAAGCTTTATGGTTGCCGAGACTTCACATGAGGGGCGATCCCTATGCTTTGCAAGAATGTTGCCTCGTTTATATAAGCGACGGTATGTGTAGGTTGGTATAAGTTCAAGCCCCGTACATTCTTCCATTTTGCTGTGAACATTCCAGAGCAAAGCTTCAAAGCCAGGGTCACCATGCACAGCACTTAACGCCCCTACGACTTGTTCATCATCTCTAGACCCCCCATTAAATTGAGCGGCACGAGTAGTGACCAACAGGTAGTCATACAAAAACTTAGCAAGATCTTTAGAGATAAAGCCTTTAACAAGTGTGTAACCTTGCTGGGCAAATACTTCTTTTGGTGTGAGCATATTCATTTGAACGCTGGCCCTGTAATCCACGACACAAGACTATAGCGGGTGCCTTTAGTTACAGGCATTACGCCGTGAAGAACATAACTTGGAAACGCAACTAGAAACCCCTGTTCTTTTTGCATTGGTTGAGGGTTATTTGATGTTTGAATACACAAATCACCACCCTCATAATCAGCAGGGTCAGAAAGCTGCACAACAACAGAAAGTTTTCTTATATTTTTACCATACGACTTATCTATATGCACGTCATATTTACCAGCAGGTGCCTCGTATTTGGTAAATTGAAACCCTTCAGCAAACCCGTCTAGATCAAACCTAAAAAACTGTTTATTAAGACTTGATATTACATCAGTCATATGGCGAAAAAGCCATTCAGAATCCGATGAAGGCTGTATCCAAGAAACTTTACTATCTCGCACATCTGGACAAACGCCCCCAAAAGTGCTTGCAACATCTGGAAGTAAAGACTCCCCTAATTTTATAACTTGTTCACACTGTTCTTTTGACAATACTTTTGACGCATACGCCCATGTCTCTTGCGAATCAACTCGTTGCTCTAGGAACCACATACTTATCCTTTTACTTATGCGTTTGGGTTACATCCACCTACCATCAAATTACCTGAAAATTCGTAAGAGCCAATGTGGGATAAATTAATACTCAGGTCTGCGTAAATCTTTCCTTCGTTTTTTCTCCACAAGTTACAAAAATAATAATCTTCAGACATTAAATAATTAGTGCCTTCTTCTACCGTAGTAGTAAAGAACTCTTTTATCACTGGATACGGCACGCCATCCCTGCGAGGGATTGTTGAAACAACGTATTCTTTAACATGCGGCGCTAGTACATCAAAAACATGGCGTTTTATAAGCATAAAACCTGTACCACCATGCTTTATTTCAATGACAGGAGAAGAGCAAATTTCGTCAGGGTATTCAGCTAGTGGGTTTACAACATAGGTTGAAGCGTAGTCTTTTAAATTAGTTAAGCCTTGTTTTGCTGCAATATTTACCCTATCCCAATCAACAATTTTTTTAGGGTATAAACCACAAACTATATCTTTGTCTGCTTGGAGTAGTTTTAAAACATCCTGACCTAGAAACTTAATATCTGCATCGATAAATAAAAGGTATTCAGCGTCCGTCATTAAAAACTGTCTTACTAATTCGTTTCTTGCTCTAGTAATTAAGCTTTCGTTGGCTATTGCAGAAAACATCAAGGTGTAATTATTGTTAGCAAGTGTTTCTAGTGTATCTAACATTCCTGTTACATAAGGCGCAAAACAAGCGCCACCATACATGGGAGTAGCTACAAAAACTTTTTTTGGTAGATTCATTAAACCTCTGGGTTGATTGGGTCTGAAGGTTTTATTGACTCCATTGACTCAACCCAAGGCTTGTTGGGCCATACAACTTCTTTGGGGTCAATAAAAGTTTGTGGTATATCGCGCAAAGCTTTTCGATAAACAGCCCAAGCATTCTGCTCATCTTGAGTATAAGTGGCCCAACGATCCGGCATAAGATAAAGATCAGATTCAGCTAATAATGAATTTCTTATAGCCCTTACTTGTAGCCATTCAGCTAATATATTTCTAGGAGGCGGTAAAAATGTATTTTCGTCAGGTAAATAAGTCCAATCTAAGTCAACTAACCCAGCGTCTACGGTTATAGGTGCGCGTTTTAGCCCGAGAGACATTGCGTACCCCTCTTCAAATAAAGCTACGTTTTTGACTACGTTGTTTTCGATTACATAGAATTTATCAATTGCCATGTCATTCACCATGTATAAACAATTGCATAACCGTTACCACCAGCCCCGCCAGGACCGCGTCCGCCACAACCAAAAACTGGGCCTCCACCTGCACCACCCCCGCCACCTGCAAGACCACCCGCCCCACCCGTAGCTGTAAGTGGGACAGCATACCCGCCACCGCCCCCATTAAATGCGCTACCTGCGGAGCCTATTGGCCCACCCCCACCTGAGCCGTTTGGGGTGTTTGGAGTGCATTGGGGTGCTTGAAGCGGACCTTGCGCAGATCCTGTGCCATAAGCTCTACCTAACCCTCCTGTAGCATTAGCCGAAGGGGTGGGGGCAGGACCAGGGTAACCGCAACAAACAGGTCCACCAAAACCTTGCCCACCGCCCCCACCGCCCCCACCAAACAGAGATAATCCCCCCGTTCCACGGTTATTACCACCACCACCGCCACGCCAAATACCGTTTCTAACTCCATTGTTAGGTGAATTTTCTGCAACTCCCATAGATAACGCTGATTGGATACCAGTAGGTCCACCATACCCCAACAACCCCGCTAAGTTTGTGGAGCGGACCATAGCTGCTCCACCTATTCCAACCTCTCCGACGGACGCGGACGAACCTCTAGTACCGCCAAAAGCGTATAAAAGTGTTCCAAAATTGGTAGTCCCTCCGTTTCCACCATAGTAACCAATAGGTGGAGTAGCAACCCCACCGGCACCTCCAGCACCGATAGTTACAGTTTCAGTAGCGCCAACTGCGGGAGCAGCAAATACTCTTGAGGTATAACCCCCGCCAGCCCCACCGTTACCGCCAGCCCCACCCGTTCCAGGCATTCGCGCAGCACCGCCGCCGCCGCCAGCTCCCCATAACTCAACCATTATGAACTTAGCACCTGAAGGTTTTGTATATGTACCCGAGGCTGGGAAGGATTGAATATTTGCGCCACCACCAGCGGCTTGAGACACCCATGCTGTACCGTTTGAAGTAAGCACGTTGCCCGAACAACCAACCACGCAAAGCCCTGTACCACCACGGGCAACGGGGAGGGTTCCAGTTGTGATTGTCGATACGTTAACCCCACCACCGAGTGTTACCGTGCCTGTGGTTGTGATTGGACCGCCTGTTAGGGTTAAGCCGTTAATAGAACCAGAAGTTGCTACGCTAGTGACTGAACCTACAGGAACATTTCCTGATCCTAATAAGCTAGTGCAGTTAACAGTTTTAATGTCTGTACCGGAAACTGCCGCAGTGAACGCGCTACCTCCGTTGCCTTTTATTATCCCCGTTAGTGTCGTTGCTCCCGTACCACCGTTTCCAACGGGTAGTGTCCCAGTAATCTGCTGAGTAGGCCCAGGAGATAAATTAACCCCAGACAATGTACCCCCTAGGGTTACCGTACCCGAAGAAGTAATTGGCCCGCCAGTTAGCGTAATACCGTTAACAGAACCAGAAGTGCCTACGTTGGTAACTGAACCCCCACCCGTACCCGCACCAATCGCCGTGCGGAAATCCGCAGCAGAAAGTGCAGACACCGTGTTATCTGCATTAATCCGAAGGAACGTAATTGCAGACGGGTTAGTGAGCGTAAAGAAGTTTGAACCAACTGTCGTTGCCCCAAGATTGGTTCGTGCAGCGGGAGCTGAACTAGC